TTTATATATTTAATTATATTATTATTTATTATTAATTCCTTACTTGACTTCACCACCACTCAACTTGGGCGTGGTTTTTGCCCCAAGCAAAAAAACCACATAGCCCGGTTTTGGGTTAATGTGGTTAATTAAAAATATATTTTTAGAAATAATAAACTTTTTGATTTTAATATATATAATAGTAAATAATTCAATTCGAGTTGTTTGACATTTTGATTAAATTTTTTTATTAAAAAACCCTTTGTTTCTACAAAGGGTTTTAATTTTTAATCTATTTTTCTCTTAAATATAAGATAACATAATTGTTTAATTAAAAGTCCAACCAAAGTTGAAACTGCTGCTATACCTGCTGTTTTTATTAAAGTTCCAATAAATAAATGGTCTATACCATAATCATTAAACCAACTTACTAATCCACTTGTTCCTCCAATAAATCCGCAGTAAAAACTATCAAATCTATTTCTATTTATACTTGATAATTTTTCAATTACTTTATCAATCATTTCAATTTAATTTTTTTTATATTTATCTATAACAGATAATCCCCAAACACCAGCAGCAAATAATAAAAAACTATTTAATATACTTTCGTTAGGATTTTTCATATATCCTAAAATAATAGCATTAAATAAACAAATAAATCCTGCTAATCTTTTTGAAGATAGATCACTATCTTCTGATAGTATATTTTTGATAAAATCTTTCATACTTATATATATGTTTTTTTATTTTTTATATATTTAATTCCAATTCAAAGGAAATCCTTTTCCACTTCCTCTTTGGTCTTCTATATTTACTCTTTGTCTTTGATAAGGTTTTAGATATACACCATTTGAGTAAGCACTATTTTTAGGAAAAATCCTATTTACTCCATCAGTTGTATAGTATTCATTAAAATCATTTGTATTATTTGTTATGTATTCTACAATTCTACTATCATAAAACATAGCATTATTTCTTATCTCATCTCTTAATAAACTAAATGCTTTCATATTTACTGGTTCGCTATCATCCCCTTTTTTATTTACAACAGATTTGTTTGTAATTCTTATCCATATTGTAGGTAATGCTTGATATAAAGCCCATAATCCTACGGAAGGTTGTATATAATTTTCAATAATATATAAGTATTGATTAGAAAAACTATTTCCAGTAGGATCACTTATTAATTTATCTATAATAAATCTAAACATAGTATATCCAATTATACTTTGTAAGTTATTATTTTGCGCTAATAATATAGCACTATTTAATAAGTTATCATCTATATTTTCATCAACATAAAGTGCGTAGTTTGTCTTAATATAAGACGGATCTACAATATAAGCATTTATCATTTTTTATTTTTTATTTTTTATTTACCTTCTCTATTATTATTCCAATCATCTCTCATTTCAGCACAATAATCACAACATCCAGGTTCAGTTATGAATAAGTTATTTCTTATTTGGCATCTACAATTAGGGTGGATTTCTGCTACTCCATCATTTTCTGTTATATTTAAGAACTTATGATTATGAGTATGGCTTTGTGTTCCACTTTTAGGAGTTATATTTCCTTCTTCTTTTTGATTATTACCTTCTGTATAACCACTTAATTTACTTGCTAATAAATGTGTATAACTATTTGCTATTAATAAATGGTATTTTTGTTCTGGTGTTATTTCAGCAGTCATAATTGATAAAACTTCTGCTGTTGATTTATCAATCTTTTTATATTGATCGCTATATTTATTTATATAAAGTCTATCAGTTATACCATTAATTCTTGCTAATTTATTAAAAATCTTTTCTAAGATTTGTTGTTTTGGTATAACATAATCTATTTCAAACTCTTCCATACTATCCATTCTCTCATTCTTTCCACCACCTAAACTACCTTCTGTCATTATACCAAATAATTCTGGGTTATTTACTCTATGTGATTGTAATATACTTCTTTCAATTGTTTCTTGTAATTGAATAAATCTTTCATCACTTGTATTTGCTTGTATAGGTGTGATTGTCGGAGCATTTTCACTATCTTGTATAGTTAAAAAAGTTTCACCCGCATTAATTGATCCTTGAAATTGATTTTTTAATCTACTAACTAAAACGTCCATTTCTTCATCACTTAAATTATTTGCTATCGGCCAGTTAATATGAAATGAAGGGTGGAACCCATTAGATATATTTGCTAAATGGAATTGACTAATTGCTATTTGTATTTCCATCCAAAATATACCTGCTAAGTATTCAGGTTGTCCGTAAAACTCTGTCCCTGCTCTATGATCTTTTACATATAAGATTTGTGAAGCACTTTTTCTATTTATAGTAGAAAAGCCATCATATTTAATTGGTGGGTATTTCTTTATATTTTCCCATCCATCACTAATAAAATAACTTTCCACTTCTGGTTTTTCAGGATCAGGTATAGCAACTCTTAGTTTAGCAGGATCTATATAATTAATTTCTGATATACTTTCTCTATCTTTACTCCAAATTATATTTAAGGCAAACGCCCCAAATAATTCAAAATCATATGCTACTCTATGTAAGATTTCTTCTAAATCTAATGAGTTTCTACTATTTTTTAAGAAAAACATAGTATCTGTTCCAACATTAGTTGTGATAAAACCTCTACCACCTATTAACATAGCCTTCTTTTTAAGAATTGCTGAGTGTATTGGCGATTTTGCTAATAAAGAAATTAGATAATAAGGAAACTTATTATCACTTGCGTAGTTAATCCATCCTTTTGTTTTATTTTCTTTTTCTTCAAATTGAGGTATGTCAATTTTAGCAAATGTTTCTAATTTTGTAAAGTTTTCATTTTCAAACTTTATTATTCTTGATTTATTACTCATATTTTATTATTATTTTCTTCTAAATACTGGTATAACTGTATTATCATTAGTAGTAAATGAAGGTATAGTAGAATATGTTGTTCCTACTGTCATCAAACCTGTTTCAACCAATCCAACTACATTATTTATATTTAAGTCATATTGTGTTGATGTTTCATATACATTATATATCCATTCACCTTCAAATAAAGGTATTATACCACTTGTTAATCCAACACTATTAGTAGCAATTGTTATTTCAAATTGATTAAAATACCAAGGACTACTTGATATATCATTATTAGTAAATAATATATTATCATTAGAACCTTTACGAGTTAAAGACCATAAAAAATATGGATTAACTTGATTACTACATTTTTCATAAAGGGTTGTTACTATATTTGTTGTTCCACTATTATTTATTATTAACATTATTTAATTAATTGATTTATTACACCTGGCTTAAAAATTATAGCAGACCAAGGTTCTTTTCCTTCAAAAGTTAAAGTGGTTTTTATACCATCTACAACAGTTTTCCCTAATCCACCATCAGCAGTTGTTGTTGTTATATAACTTTTATATCCTAATAAATAAGCATTATTTGATTGATCTACAACTATTGCTCTTAATCTATTTTTTGTTAATATAGCAACTACATTTTTTGTTTTTTGATCGTATCCTTCTAATGTTATTTCTAATTTTTGATTGTAAGCAACTGATCCATTTTCACCATATACTTCTGTTTCTATATAAGAACCTTGTTCTAATCTTTGTTCGAAATGATAAAAGTATCTTGAAAAAGTTCCAACAGCATATATTGAAGATCCACTATCAGGATTTGAAGTTGTAACAATTACATTAACTGGTATATTAGCATCATAAAATAATTCTAATTCAGCAGCAACAAATACTGCTGATAAATTAATATATAAGTTTTCTATACCAAAATTACTAATAGCATTTTCTAATGTTATTGTTAAATCTTGTTTGTATATATCATTTGGTGTATGTGGATCTCCCGCAACAACTTTAATTACAAAAGTTGTAACCCAACTCGGTAATGATATAACTCCTAATGCTACTAAATCAAAATAATATGTTCCTGAATAATATAAGTCATTTATATAATAATCACCTGTTTCATCAAGTGTATATTCTGGTGTAAATGAAGATATATCTCCACTTAAATATAATTTAAGACTACTATCTGCTCCTGCTAAATATATATCTTTTAATCCTGAAATTAATCGGCAAGGATTTGTATATCCGTATGTTAAATTACCCATTATTATTTATTTATTTTTTTTTATTTCTATCCTAATGTTATATATATTAAAATCCATTTTTTATATTTATACAGACAAAAAATCCCTTATTAAAATTATTTAATAAGGGATTTTATCCATTCCTATCCTATTTCCGTCTATTCACACTATATTATGATAATCCTAATGCTGTTATTACACTTGAATTAATACTTGGTGCTTGATTTGCTTCTTTGGTTTCAAAAGTTAAAGTAGTTTTTACTCCATCAACTAATGTTTTACCTAATCCACCATCAGCAGTTGTTATTAATACTGGATTTTGATAACCCATTAAAATATAATTACCGTTTTGGTCTAAAACTATTGCTCTCCAAGATCCTTTGTTTAAGATAGAGATTGTATTTTTTGTTGCTTGATCGTAGCCTTCTATTGTTATTTCCATTTTTTGTGAAAAACCTGCTGATCCATTTTCTCCATATATACCACTCTCCATATAAGAACCTTGTTCTAATCTTTGTTCGAACTTCTTGAATGTTGGCAAAGAACCTGCGGTTGGACCAACTATTGAACCTGTTCCTAATAGTGAAGTTCCTGTTGAATCTAACGTAAAAGCACTTGCTGTTCCGTATGATGCTATATATACTGCTTGAATCCCAGATGTAACTCTACTAGGAACTTGATATCCTGATGTTAAAGGGCTTAAACTCATATTTATTTATTATTTTTATCTATATAATGGCAGTAAGGATTTTATCCCCTACTGCCTTCTAATTATTTTTTATTAATTACTTTACAACTAAGTTGTAAGAGTGTTACTATCCTTTGTAATATACTACATATTGTGGATAAGCAATTGCTGTTCCTAATCTTAATTGTGCTCTAAATCTTACAGCATTTAAGTCATTAGAATACCAAACATTGAATTGTTCGTAATCGTGTTCGCCATCAGTTCCCACGTAGAAGTTTTCAGGGTAAGATAATACTAAGTCATTTCTACCTTGTAATCCAGAAGTAGCAACAATTGTTAAGTTGTGCGCAAATGGGAAGGTAATAGTCCAAGCTGGTCCTGCTGATTGATCTATCGCTGTGTAGTGATAGTTATTAGACAAGATTAAAGCGTTGATAATGTGTCTAAAATTTGGTAAAGAAACAAATAAAACTAAATCTTTATCTGCGATTTCTTGTGGAACCAAGTTCATTAATTGATTTACAACTGCGATAGCATTACCGTCAGTTAAAGCACCTGAATAAGTTCCATTACCACTAATAATAGATTGTGATGCTGATGTTTGATTTAATTGATATATGAAACCATTTGTTAATGTGTAGTTAGCATCATAAGTAGTTCCAGATGTAGAACCTAACCAAATTGCGTGTTCTACGTAATCTTTAATCTTATTCATTTTATCAGCCATATAAGCCTTAGCGAAGATTTGTGGTGTTAAGTCTTCTTGGTTAATACCTTTTGCCATTGACATACCTGTAAAGTATTTAGATAAAGTGTTATCACCTACTAAACAAATGTCTTCTGTTTGTGATATATCTTTAACAGTTATATCTCTTTGAGCGAAGGTAACAGATCCTGTTCCTGATTGTAATCCACAAGAAGCAACAGTCCATACTGGTTGTGAAGTAATTAAGTTAATAGTTTGAGTTCCTTTAACTCCGGTTTCAACTTTTACAATTTCTAATGTTCTCGCAGAAAAAACTGATTCAGTTAAGATTTCCTTAGCAGATAACTCGTCTCTATATACAGTTAATCCACCTAAAAGTGTAGCATTATTAATATAATTTGCCATATTCGTTTTTTATTTTTTTTATATAAAGATTTTAATCTTTTATTTTTTTGATCTTTCTTTGAAGAACTCTTTCAAGTCCGCCATCGCTTCTTTACTTTTGTTTGTTTTGTTGTAATTAAAAGTTTCTTTCTTAATAGATTTAATTGGTTCAGCACCTGGTTCATTAGCAACTCTACTAATCTTACTCATCATCTGTTCGTTAACATCATTTTGAATTGATCCCATTTTATCTAAAATAGATTTAATATCTTCTAATTGTTTTTCCAAATCAGCAATTCTTGCTTCTAATCCACCATCAGCACTTGGTTCTTCACCTTTTGCTTCTGCTACTGCGTCTTGATGTCCTTCTGGTAAGTTTGAATCCATTTGTTTATTATCAACTTCTTCTGGTGTTTCAATTGGGTCTTCACCTTCTTCTACACCTTCATTAATTGTTTCAATAACATTATTACTAACTACAAATGATCTACCATCTGTTAAAGTATATTCACCATCATCTAATGGACTTTGATTACCTAAATCATCAATAACATATATTTCAGCACCAACTTCTAAATCGGAAGCAGAAGTAGTTATTTTAGTTCCGTCCATTAATTCAAGTGTTCCGAACTTTTCTTCACTTACTTCATTTGAAAACTTCATTAAGTTCTTTAATGTTTCTCTTATATTTTTCAAAGCATCTTTTTTATTCATTATTATTATTTGTTTTTAATATAGTTGTTCTACAATCTATATATAGAAACTTTCGTTTTTTATATATTTTTTAGAAAACTTTTTTTATTTTACTAAAATTGTTTTTATTTTAGTATAGAAATTAATTAAATTAATCTCCGATTGCTTATCATCATAATGTATATCTATACCTAATTGTCTTAATTTCCTAAACTTATAGAACCCATTTGTAAAATATATATGATCGTGGTCTATACCTAAATCTTTTGCTATTTTATATAAATCACTATTATTATCGGTAAAGTATCTACGAGTTATGATAAAAACTTCATTACCTTCTAAGATTTTTTTTTTGCTATCTTCTGTATGAATGGTTTTTCTAATGTTTTATCAAAATCAAAACTAATTTTATCTCTTTGTAAATCATTCATTAAACAAATTATATCTTCATCACTTAAATTATCAATAATTTTATCAAATCTCTCCTCATTACTAAAAGTTGCTGGTCTTTGGTTCATTAATCCTTCTACACTAAATGAATAACGTCCTTCACCTTTTACTTTTTCTTTCCAAAACTTTTCATCTTCTATTTTTACTATACCAAACCAAGCACCAGGTATAGCATCAAAGCCATATTTTCTTGATTTATCGTAATACTCATCTTCTATAATCCAATTTTCACAAATAAAGGCATTCGCCATCTCTGTTGTATGATCTACATTAATTGCTTTGTTATTATTATACTTATTAAACCTCATCATCATAGTTTGGATTGTTTCAGCAGAAAACGTTACATAATAATCTCCTTTTTTATCATCTCTACGAAAAATTAATTTATCTGGAACCATAAAATAACCAGCAATCTTTTGTTGATCTACCTTTTTGAACTCCATTAAATCAGTTTCTTTATCAAAAGCCATACCTTGTATCTCAATTGCTGGATCTTGAACCAGAGATATAAATCTTATACCTGTTTTATCTTCTTCATCTACATAGATTTCATATACAGGTAAATCTGTGTCATTAAACTTTTTCTTTGCCATATTGTTATATATATTTTTTTGTTGTTTTTATATTTTAGTGGCCTAAAATTGCGCTATTTTGTATAGTTTTTACCCTATTTTGTGAAGCAGATATATCACTCTCTAATACATACGTTCTTTGAGCCATATAATCTTTCGGATTTCCAATTCTATTACCACCTAATCCCATCATTTGTGGTGCGGCAAATTGTGTAACACTTGGTGTTGAAGTAGAAGATCCACCACCTCCACTTTTTGTTCCAACTGATGTTATTTTCTTAACATTTGCTATACCTGTCGCAATAGTTGTAGTAACTGCTGCTATTTTCATAACTAACCCAGGAATACCCGGAGCATATTTATCATTTAATGCTTTATTAGCAGCAGCGTATGTATCCATAGTTGCTTGTGCGATTGCTACTGTTTTTTGTATATCAGTATGATCTTCCATTAATGCTGTTAAAGCACCTGACGCATCACCAATTGATTTATACATACTTGATCTAAACTCTGCTGACTTTTGTGATAAATCATCTATATTTTTAGTATGTTGTGCTGTATTTGCCTCCGTATCAGCGTTATATTTAGCCGTTATATCACTTGTATCTTTACCTAATCTTTCTGCTTCTGCTATTTCTAAATCATATTTCGCTTTTAATGTTTGTTGTTTTAATGCGTATTCTTGATCTTCAATTGATTTTAATTTATTAAACTTATCTATACCAAATCCAACAATAGCATCAGCAGTTTCTTTTTCTTTTTTAAGTATATCTTCTTTATTCTTAAAACTATTGGTTGTTTCTTCTTCATTTATTTTAGTTAAATCACCTTTATACTTTTCTTTTAATAATAATTTTTCATTATCAGTTAATTCCTCTTTTTGTAATTCTATATTAAGATTATCTTCTAATTGCTTTCTTTTATTATCATATAACTCTTTATCATTTTTAGCAGTTATTATAGCAAGTTCATCTTGTGCTTTAAGATCTTCATTTGCTTCTTTTTGTTCTTTCTTTCTTTGTTTTTCTTCATCTTTTATTTGATTAGCATCTTCTTTCTTAATTTTAGAATCTATTTCAGCAACTTTTTTATACATTTGATTTTTAGTCATTCCTAACTCTTTGTAATGCTTAATATAATAATTCTTCTCATCATCTAATTTCTTAAATAAAGCCACATAATAAGCATCAGTTCCTTTTTCTTGTTCGTTAATTAATTCTTCATCAGCCGCTAATATACCTTGTAATTCATCAATCTTTTCTTTTTTAACTTTTGCTGCTTTTTTCTTAGCATCTTCTTCTTGTTTTTTCTTAGCCTCTTCTTGTCTTTTTTTCTCTAATGCTTCTTGTGCTTCTTTATCTTCTTTATCTTTTTCTGCTTGTTTTTTAGCGTGTTCTGCCTTTTCTTTATCAGTTTCACCAAAGAAACCTTTCATAATTTCAATTGCTTCTTCGGCATTCTTCTTAATAAAATCTGTATTAATAGTTTTATCAATTTCAAAATTACCTCCAAAGAAGTTCATTAATTTTTTACCTTCATTTACTAAATACTTAATCCAATCTGTCACATTTTTAATTGCTAACATAAATAATTTTACAGGAACTAATGCTCTTCTAAAAACACCTGTGATAAGATCCATTATATTTGTAGCAGCAGATGCTTTGTCATTAAAAACACCTATTGATTTTAATAAATCACCTATATCACCAAATAAATCCATTACTTGACTACCAAAGTCAGCAAATAAATCTATTATAGGTTGTGTTTTTTCTAAACAATCTCCTAAGAAATTAATAAAATTAGCCAACACTTGATTACCTTCACCACTCAATCCATAAATAAATAAATCAAACTTATCTTTTAAGTTAGATATAGATCCACTCAAAGTATGGGTTTGTGCTTCGGCAGCACCTGCTATACCTTTCATTTGTCCTAATCCTTCTAAGTATTTTACAACTGCTTTTTGACTTTTATCTATTTCTGTTGTTTGACCCTTAAATGTCATTTTTAATTTATCACCTTGAACTTTGGCATCAACTCCTAATGATCTAATCATCATAGTTCTACCTATACCAGCATTTAATGCTGCTTGTGTTAAATAATCTAAGTCTTTACCTTTTGAAACAGCCAAATCTGCTAAGTTAGCATACTCTTTTTGTGTTGGTATAATACCTCTCGCTTGTAATTGGATAAATGAATCCATTATTTCTCTTACTTGGAATGGTGTTTTCTTACTAAACTCAGTTATATCCTTAAAAGCCCCTTTTGCTGCGGCTTCACCCAATGATGTTTTTAATAAAACACTCATATTTTCAAACTCGGTATTCACCTCAAAAGTATGTTTAGCCAAATCTTTCATTAATCCTATACCTGTATNAAATAAACCTTCTGCTGTTAAAAACTTAAAAGCATTCTTCATAGATAGACCTGTCTTTTGACTGGTCTTTTCTAAACTTGTCATACCACCTTGTATAGTTTTAATTTGTGTAGATAAACCACCAATAGNTTTATTTAATTGTTCTATACTTTTAGTGGCTTGATCTACTTTTGCCTCAATTTGAATGTTTATATTTTCTGTATTCATATTTTTTTATTATATCTTATTATTATATATATTTTATATATTTTTTATAGGGTTAAAAAGTATAATTATATACCCCATCACTATTAGGTGCTATTGATGTTATACTATATCCACTTACATTAACACTCGCTATATTTGTTGATAAATACTTTAATTGTTCGCCAGGATATATTGTTAAACTATCATTATATGTAGTCCATACTGTGATTATTTGATAATTAACAGTTAATTTTGATAAAACAGGTTCATTAAAAACAAATGAAAATGTAGCATATGCTGTTGTAGCAGGAGTTGTATTAGTCATTACTAATAAATTATTACTTTGAGTTCCACTTGGTAATGGATAAGAAGCAATCTCTTTTATTTTAATTAATTCTACTTCTGTTGTCTTATATGGTTCTGTTAATGAATAATTATTTATTTTATTAACGTGATAG